TGCTATGCTTTATAATACGACAGGCGAACAGAACACCTCAAGTGGTTTTAATTCAATGAATGCCAACACTACGGGAGATTTTAATGTAGCAATGGGTGGAGGTGCTTTACAAAGCAACACCACAGCAAGTAGCAATACAGCACTTGGATATGTTGCATTATTATCAAACACTACAGGTACTTTTAACGTAGCAGTAGGAGCAAACGCTTTAGATGCCAACACAACAGCATCAAATAATAACGCTTTAGGTTATAGTGCTTTAGGTGCTAATACTACAGGGACACATAATAATGCTTTTGGTACATTAGCTTTAGATGTTTGTACTACTGGTGGTTTTAACATAGCTATGGGCAGTAATGCTTTAGGAGCAACTACTACAGGTGGAAATAATGTAGGTATTGGTCATGACGGAGGAGGACAAATAACAACAGGTACAGGCAATACTGCTTTAGGATATGACTCTGCTGATGGTCTTACAACTGGCAGTAATAATATGTGCCTTGGTAACGCTTCTACACCAAGTTCTGTTAGCGTAAGTAATGAAATTACTTTAGGTAATGGCAGTATTAGTGCTTTACGATGTGCTGATACTTCTATTGCAGCTTTGTCTGATAGAAGAGATAAAAAAGATATTATAGATTCTACTTATGGATTAGAGTTTATAAATCAAATTAGACCAGTTCAATTTACTTGGGATAGACGTAATTTAGTTAAAGGTGATTTAGAATCAACGCATAACGGAAAAACCAGAGTTGGGTTTATATCTCAAGAATTGCAAGAAGCAATGAAAGACAACAGTAATGAAATATTAGATTTAGTATACGAAGAAAACCCAGAAAGATTAGAAGTAAAACAAGGAAAACTTATTCCTATCTTAACTAAAGCAGTACAAGAACTTTCGGCAAAAGTCGAAGAATTAGAAAGTAAATTAAACGGAGAATAATATGGCTCAAACAGTAGCAGAAGTGCTAACAGCAGCAGAAGATAGCGTAACAGTTATCAACGACATCAATACGAATGGTAAAAAATCAACGTATGTTGGTGGTACAGCAGAAACAGACACAGATATGTCACAAGCTGATATAAATGAAATGGTACAACGTAATGTTGACCACTTAGAAACTATCTTGCTTTACGAACCTGTTGATTCAGATGATGATACACCAGACGTAAAAGGTTCATCTTCAAGTAAAAAAACTACTTGTAGTGGCGGAGTAACAACGGGTAAAGCTTATATAGCAGCTAATTAAAAATGACTGAAAAAGTAACAACTGAAACTACAGAACAACCTGTAGACCCACAATTACAACAAAGAATTGCTTATACCGAAACTTTGCAACAAGAGATTCAAAACCTTAGAGAGCAAATGGCTCAATTACAATATCAATTAGATATTAGAGTTACAGCTTTAGTTGGCTATCAAAGTACTTTAGAAGTGATAGAAGAACCTGTTTTAAATGGAAAAGGAGAAGAAGATGAAGTGGTTGAAAAATCTTTGGAACAAAGTTAGAAACGTAGAAGAAAAAACTGTTAGAGCCAGAACAGAAGACGGTAAGTTTGTTGCAGATGACAAGTCTACCCCGGACGTTAATGAGGCCTACACTACCGTAGAAGTAGAAAAAGAATAATGGCAACAACAAAAGACGCACTTCATCAAATTAGTTCACACGAAAAAGAGTGTGCTATACGCTATCAAAACATAGAAAAACGTCTTGATGAAGGATCTGAAAAATTTAAAAAATTAGAGAATATGCTCTGGGGTGTTTACCCATTTATGGTAGGAGCTATAGTCTTAACAAAGTTTTTGTAGATGGAAGAAGAAGTCAAAATCGAACCAGCTATAAAAAAGAAGCTAGAACTAGACATAGAAGTTTCACCCAACTATCTATCAGTCAATCCATTTCATAAATGGATACACCTAGCTAAAACCGTAGACGCTTGGCGAATTTTCCCTAGAGTGTTTGTCAGCGTCTACATCCTGCTACTATACAAAGTAGTCACCTGGTTTATGACCATACCTGAACCTAACCTAGAACAATCAGCTTTAGTGTCTGTAGTTGTAGGTGCAATGGCAGCTGTATTTGGTATATACGCCGGCACATCAGGACAAAGCAAAAAGTTTAAAGGCGAGGATTAATCTTGGAAGCGTTCAATCTGATCGCTGAATTAGGTCTACCAATAGCTGGGGCTTTAATAATGGCCTATTTTATATTCTTAGTTATGAAACAACTTATGGATGGTTTAATTAGCGAAATCAAAACTGTCCAAGGAATTACCAAAATGCTCATCACTAGAGCTTCTATTATGAATAATGATATGATTCGTATAGACACAAGTGTTTCTAGTGCTCTTAATCTGCCACCAGACTTAGACAGAATAGCTAGAGCTGAGAACTTTGTAGAGGATGGCAAGATAGATGCTAGAAGAGATTAATGGATATAGTAAAAATAATATCAGAATTTGGTTTTCCAGTTGTCATGGTAGTTGGACTGGGTTACTTTGTTTACTTTGTCTGGCAAACGATTACCAATAAGATAGATCCGGCCGTTCAAGAAATGAAAGCCACCATCATAAGATTAACCGACCAATTGCGTTTGTTAGACCAGGATATGATTCGTCTTCAACAAAAAGTTAACACAGTTATTGAGGTGAAAGATCAAGATGAAAAATCGAAAAAGACCTGATGAGATAGTACTGATAGGTTTTATAATAATTGTTATGTTTATTGTTTTGTCCGTACAAGCGGATGAAATGACACACAAGTTCAAGAACCCTAGCTTTTCAGGTGTTGGTACATCTAGTCACTATCTGACTATAGAAAACCAAGAGTTTAATAGGAAAGAAGCTCTACGAGAAGAGCTCAGAGCATATACAGAAGACCTAGAGAGAGAAGCTGAAAATACTACGTTGGCTAGGTTTATACGTAACTTAGAGAGTAGAATATATGCACAACTCAGCAGACAGTTGGTTGATAGCTTGTTTGGTGAAACGGCTTCTGATTTTGGTGTTCTAGAATTAGAAGGCAACACTATAGAATATAGAGTAGAAGACGACAAAGTAACATTAATAATTACAGATGAAGAAGGCAATACAACAGAAATTACTGTACCTCTTGGTTCTTTCACTTTCTAGTTGTGCATTAATAGTAGACCCTTTAGATAATGGGCTACCGCCCATAAGAAGTATTGATTCAGCAGAGGTTGGTATCTTGTTAACCAAATTATCAGAAGCACCTATACCTATACGTAAGCCCGTAGTGGCTGTATATCCTAACTCTTTTAAAGATGATACGGGTCAACGTAGATCTAACAGCCAGTACGCCAGTTTTAGTACAGCTATTACACAAGCCCCGGACGCTTACTTAATTAGAGCATTACAACACTCTAATGTATTTGATGTAGTAGAGCGTAAGGGTTTAGATAATCTTACTAAAGAAAGACAGATCATACGTACAACACGTGAATCGTTTGATGAAAAACAAAAGGTCAAACCCTTATTATTTGCAGGTTTGTTAATGGAGGGTGGCGTAGTAGGTTATGAAACCAATATTAAATCAGGTGGTGCTGGTGCAAGATACCTTGGAATCGGTGCATCAAAAGAATATAGACAAGATTCTGTAACCATATCTCTACGCACAGTCTCTGTTAGTACAGGCAAAATATTGTTTGAAGTACTAGTAACCAAGTCAATTCTTAGCGCATCTGTATCAAATGACATATTTAGGTTTTATGCTAACAACACTGAATTAGTTGAAATTGAGAGCGGTATAGTAGAAAATGAGTCTGTAAACATTGCTTTACAAATGGCAATAGAGACAGCAGTGTTACAAACAATAGAGGAGGGTTATAAAGAGGGCTATTGGAAACAAAGAAAGGTAGAAGAATGAAAAAACTCTTAATAATATTATTCATGTCCCTTCCTCTGGTCGGTGCTGACAATGAAATATTCATAGACCAGTCCGGGGCAACATCTAACTTAGATATAGAACAAGTAGGTGGTAGTGGAAACATTATAGGTGGCGCTACTGCCGCAGCAGGTTCTATGACGGCACTAGATATAGATGGTGCAACTATGACCTTAGATATATTACAGAAAGGTAATACAAATAAATTCTTAGGCGATATCTGGTCAGATAACTACACAGGTTACTTTTCATTTATAGGTGATACCAACACATTTAATATGTCTACAGATGAAACCAACGCTACTGGAGCTGATGGTTCTAATGTAAACGTACAAGTTACAGGCAATACAAACACAATGACTCTTAATCATGCTATGACTGCACTAGCAGCAAGTTTAGATTTAGATTGGACTGTACAAGGTGGTGGTAATAACATTACTGCATCTATAGATGTAGATGGGGCAACTAATTTTATGGACATTGATGGAGATGATAATGTTGTTACCTATGATGGCGATGGCTATGCTGGAGGTTATTTTTATCTAGATCATACTGGTAGCACAAGGACATTTAACATAGATCAGGAGTCTACATCAGATAATGACTGGCTTAAAATTACATCTGTTGGCTCTAGCGGTACTGTCTGTG